GGTGTACGGCAACGCTAGGGTGTACGGCAACGCTAGGGTGTACGGCGACGCTGAGGTGCACGGCAACGCTGAGGTGTGCGGCAACGCTTGGGTGTACGGCAACGCTAGGGTGTACGGCAACGCTAGGGTGTCCGGCGACGCTGAGGTGTACGGCAACGCTGACTATTTATTGATCGGTCACATTGGTAGTAGATTTAGTTTTACGACATTTTTCAAAAATAAAGACAAAGGTATAACAGTGTATTGTGGTTGTTTCTTAGGGACTATTGCCGAATTTAGAGCTAAGGTTACCGATACACATGGAAATAATAAGCACGCAAAAATGTATAACCTTGCTGCAGATATGGCAGAACTACAGATTTTAGGCGAAGAACATTTTGACAAGCTGAACACTAATAAGTCAGAACCGTTTTGATATACAGTCAACTTTAGGAGGTAGGCAATGAATAAAATCATATGCGGCGATGCACTAACTGTATTACGTACTTTGCCAGATAAATGTTGCCGCTGCTGTGTAACTTCGCCGCCTTACTTTAACCTACGTGATTATGGTGTACCAGGGCAAATAGGACTTGAGCCAACAATACGTAGAGCGAAAGTTAAGTGGCTGTCTCAGCTAATGGAACAACTTGAACGTCAACAAGAGAGAAATAAATTATGAAAAAACCTGAAATCAAGTACGTAGGCTGGTGCCATGAGTGCAAATGCATGGGAAGTTTTATTTGTGGTAACTGTAAGCCTAATGAGAAATACAGCTTTGGTAGACCTTCTGAATTTATGCCTAAGAACAAATACCGTTGGGTAAGAATGGAGCGTGAATAACAATGCCATATACTATAACGATTTATTTGAAATCTGACAACGATATTTACATGAAATTTGGTGCAGAATTCAGTAAATTCATTTCTGAGACAGACTTAAACCATTGGGAAGAAAAAGCTATAAACGCTTTAATAAGCATGAGCGGTGGCACAAAAGCTATGATAATTAGCAAAAGTGAATATGAAGAAAATATAGACGAAACCGAGAGCATTCCAGAAGATGATTAGTGGATAAAGGAAGAGGGAGAATAAATAGCATGGATTTTATTTATTTACTAATGAATTGTGTCGTTACAGCATCTATTATTGTGGCTATAGCGTCAGCTCTTTGGTCTATATTGGTACTTCTGACTGACAGCAGTGACAGACATAGCCGCTTATAGGTCATTACTCACACTATAGGGGCTATAACACTTACGTTATTTGGAATAACATTGCTCACAGGAGGGTTGAAATGACTAAATTAAAACCTTGTCCGTTCTGTGGTGGAGAAGCGTTATTAAATGAATTCCCTGTGCGAAAAGGATATGAAGCAAGTATCCAGTGTGATGGTGGCTGTTATTGTTTTGCGCTAATGACAACTATTACATATGATTTCCCAGATCAAGCACGAGAAGCCGTTATAGCGGCATGGAACAGACGGGACGGTGAATAAAAATGGAAGAAGAACAATGCCCTTGTTCGGTCAGTATACAGGCTTTGTCGATAAAAACGGTAAGAAAATATTTGAGGGCGATATAGTCAGTATCTACAACTCTAAAGCTTTTCTTTTCGCTGTAGAATGGAATAATCAATATGTCCTTAAATGCACTTCTAACGGCGTGTCTGATAACATTCTTAACGTCATAGAATCGCCAGAAGATGTAGAAGTTGTCGGAAATATTTATGATAATTCTGAGCTAATAAAGGAGCAGTGAATAAATTATGAAAACAGTAGTAGCGACAATTATTGAGACAAATGAATATAAAGTAAAAATAGACGTAGAAGATGGTGCTACAGAAGACGAAATTCGAGATATTATAGAAGAAGCCTACTTGGAAGATGACTGTAATATGGGTATAGTTAGTAGTACTTATGATATAAAGATAAAAAATAGTAGGTGAATAGATTATGCGATTAATAGACGCAGATGCGGCAAAAGCGGAGCTATTAAGAATGGTTGGAGATATACACGGTTGGGGTGAGTTTTTCGACGGCATTAGAAGCGGTTATCAAAGTGCTGCTGATAGGCTTGATACAATGCCTACAGTAGAAGAACGTAAACAAGGACATTGGATAGACATTACTTTTGACGCGAGTATGTGCAGCGTTTGCCAAAATACACAAGAATACGAAACAAAATACTGCCCGGAGTGCGGGGCTAAAATGGACGGCCAAGCTATATGTGATGATTAAGGAGTGAAGACATGAATTATCCTGATCTAATAAAATGGATATTTGAATTTGTATATGAACATTGGATATTAACGCTTTTGTTTATATTAATTTTAAGAAGGTTTAGTATTTTTACAATAAATCTATCAGATAAAAAGAGTGGGAGACTATAGTAATGAATAAAGTTATTTTAATGGGACGCTTAACCAAAGACCCGGACGTAAAGTATACACAGACCGGCAAAGTAGTAACTCAATTTACGTTAGCGGTAGACAGGCCGTTTAAAGACGCCAACGGAAACAAAGAAACCGATTTTATCCCCGTTGTTGTTTGGGGTAAAGCTGCTGAATTAGTGGGTAACAGCTGTCAAAAGGGGCATAGACTACTTGTGGATGGACGGCTTCAGATACGTAGTTACGAAGCCAAAGACGGCAGCAAACGTTGGGTGTCTGAAATAATCGCAAATGGTGTGGAGTTTGTAGAGCGAAAATCTGATAAAGGCGGTACAAGCGGCGATAAAAGCGAGTTTGAGCAGTTCGGGCATGCGGTGCCGTTCGATGAGGATATCCCATTCTAATGAAATCAAATACAGCGTTAGTAATTGGTATAGCAATAGGCATTATAACGGGTATAGCAATAGGTGTGGGCAGTGAGATAGGACAATATATAGTATGGACTATGATAATGCGGTAGAAGGAGCTGAAAACGTGATAGATTGTGAAAAATGTTATAGGCTGAAAAGTTGTGGGGACAGATATTATTGTGCGTTTATAGGCTTAAATCCTTGTATTAGAGGAGAACATACACCAGTACAAGAGTATAAAGGTGCAGCAAATCCGCTAACATCGACAGATCCACGTTTAGCTCATTTACAAGAGCAGCAACGTAGGCGTGAGGAAGCTAGGGCAAGGAAAGAAACAGACGCGGGAAAAGAGCAATACAAGCCGCACAAAACTATGAAAGTAGTATTTAGGGATATCGTGGATAAACATGGTGGGATTCCGATATTTCAACCGCTTGGAAATTCGGCATCGTCTAAGGCGTTTGATTGGAGTGATATGCATACAGCAATTTTTGAAATGGGGTTTGCTGGGTGGGATGTTCCGGCGATTGCTCAAAAGCTGAATGTGAGCAAAAATACGCTATATTCATATATCGGTAGATACAGGGGGTAGCAAATGACTATAGAGGAGATAAAGGCAAAGCTAAAAAGATATCGTTTTATTGCAGGAGAAATCAGTGACTTGCTAGATGAGCGTGAGCGTTTGCGGTCGCTTGCGGAAAAGATTACACCTTCGCTGTCCTTTGCTCCTGTATATGGTGCAAATACGGATAAAATGGCACCTGTGGTTGCTAATCTCATTGAGGTGGAGCGATACATCGAAAAACGCAGTAAAGAGCTTCTGCGGGCAAGAATGGAAGCAGAACAGATAATCGACAGATTACCGGACGAAAGGCACAGGGCTGTATTAAAAAGTTATTATTTTTCAAGGCGAAGCTGGGAAGAGTGTTGTGTAGCAGTTGGGTATGAGTGGGCGCAAATACACAGAATTCATTCGAGGGCATTGTACGAGTTAAGAAAGATGATATAGAATGATACCCTAAACCCATGATAAAATATAAGATGTAAAATAATGTTAATAGGATTTACACTCATTTAAGGTATCACCAATAGCACCAGCTCCTGCGGCCGGAGTGATCAAAAGGGCGCACATTAAATTTATAACGCATACGCAGTAACCCGCTCATTATCTGAGCAAGTGGCAAACCGTATGTTATATATTTGCTATGGCGTTCGCCGTATGATGGCATATGATAGCTGCAATTTATCGTATGAATGATGCGGATAACTACCCATAGCACTACCGTGCGACTTGCAGCGGCCGCACTGGTAGTATCAAAACATCGCAGGGAAGCCTAGTAACGGGATAACCTGCAAAGGTGAAACGTTCAGGCTTAGCGCTTGGACATTACCCGTGTAGCTCAGATGGCAAGAGCGATTGACTTTTAATCATTTGTCGCGGGTTCGAGTCCTGCCACGGGTAATTTGGCATAGATGGGGCATACCTATCCACGCTTAAAGGTGCGTGTGTTGGACAGGTAATCTTCCAACTGTCGCCCTGTTGTTGTAGTCAGACAGCAGGGCTTTATTTAATAATTGATTAATCTACATATAGCGGTAGAGAGGGGATAAACAGAGATGAAATACAAAAAGAAACCAGTTGTGATAGAAGCGTTTCAGTTTGATGGCGATTTGAAAGGGAGCGACGGTAAATATTATGTACCGGAGTGGGCGGTAAAAGCATTTAAAAATGGGAAACTGTACTTTGGGTCCTTAACTCTAGACGGAGCGCCGATTGAATTGTTTGTCAAAACCCTTGAAGGCATAATGCACGTCCCTGTTGGAAACTATGTTATACAAGGTTTACGCGGGGAGCTTTACTCTTGCCGCGAAGATATTTTTACAGAAACCTACGAAAAAGCATAAAGTGTATAAATAAAAGCCAGGTAAAAATGCGATAAAACACGCTAAAGTATATCATAAATTAGCATACAGGCTAAAATAATGGCGAAATCAAGTCCAGAAACATAAAACAACCAAGCACTTACTAACGTAGGTGCTTTTTTATTTGCAAGGGAGTGACGATATGGCAGAAGAAAGCAAACTGAAAGCTTGTGAGTGTGGCTGTGATGATGTAAACACAGTAGAGATTATCAGCATAAGCGGAAGACAGTGTTATGTGTGCTGCCGTAAATGTGGTAAGAGAACCTGTTATAGTGATAGCGTACAAGAAGCTGTTGCGGAATGGGAAGTAATAAGGGGGGATTAATATGGCAGGCGGCAGACCGTCAGAGTTTAATAAAATTTGGAATAACGAAGACGGCTTACTGCGGATAGCTGGCTGGGCAAGAGATGGGCTAACGAACGAACAGATTGCCGAAAATATGGGGATTGGTTTATCAACACTATACGAATGGCAGAAGCGTTATCCAGAGTTTTCGGACGCCTTAAAAACCAGCAAAGAAGTTGTAGACTTGCATGTAGAGAACGCTTTGCTAAAACGCGCCTTGGGATATGAATACGTAGAATGTACTTATGAACCTGATAAAGAAACTGGCGAAATGCGAATAACGAAAAGAATAACCAAACAAGTTGTGCCCGATACTACAGCACAGATATTTTGGCTGAAGAACAGGAAGCCGGAAGATTGGCGGGATAAGCAGCAAATTGAGCATTCGGGTGAGGTTAACATAGCCCAAACACTAAAAGCCGCACAGGAACGGGCGAAGACATGATTACAAAAGAAATTATTGAATTTGTCGCACAGTTTGAGCATGATCCTGTAGGGTTTGTAAAAGCTATGTATCCGTGGGGCGAAGGAGAGCTTGCAGGGCAGCAGCCGCAAGAATGGCAGCTGGATTTGCTCAAAGAAATGGCCGCAGAGATGGAGAAGGATCCGCAGGCGCTGCAAAGGTTCGCAACAGGATCAGGGCATGGCATCGGCAAGTCTGCTGGTGTATCGTGGCTTATTGAGTGGGCGCTTTACACTAAAGTTGATACAAAAGCTGTTATAACGGCCAATACAGATACGCAGCTGCGGACAAAAACATGGGCAGAGCTTGCAAAGTGGCACCGTTTAAACATTGCGAAGGAAATGTTTATTTACACTGCTACATCGCTGTATAGCGCTGATCCGGCGCATGAGAAGACGTGGAGAGCTGACGCAATACCGTGGAGCAAGAGTAATCCGGCGGCGTTTGCCGGGCTGCATAACAAGGGTAGCCGCATCCTGCTTGTGTTCGACGAAGCGTCAGAAATCGACGATGTTATCTGGGATGTAGCTGAGGGTGCCATGACTGACGATAACACGGAAATTCTGTGGATGGCGTTTGGCAATCGTACGCGGAATACCGGGAAGTTTAACGATTGCTTTGGGCGGGATAGAAGCCGCTGGAGCACGCGAAAGATTGACAGCAGAACTGTAGAGATAACTAATAAAAAGTTGTTGCAGGAGTGGATAGACTATTACGGAATAGATAGTGACTTCGTGAAGGTCCGTATACTTGGTGAACCACCGTCTAGCGGAGAATTTCAGTTTATAGGCAGAAACATTATCGAAGCAGCAAGGGAAAGAGTAATAGACTTGCCCGATTATCAATTTGCCCCGGCTGTTATTGGTGCAGACCCTGCTTGGTCTGGCAAGGACGAAGCGTCCATATACGTAAGGAAGGGCAATTGGAGCAAACTCCTTTACACAGAGCAGAAAAGCGATGACACGAAAGCCTTTGCTCATCGTGTGGCTATGTATGAAGATGAATACGAAGCCGCAGCAGTATGTATAGACTTTGGCTACGGCCAGGGGATATACAGTGAAGGCAAGGCGTTAGGTCGCCGTTGGCATTTAATACCATTTGCGAGTACTAAATGCGAGCCTGCTTATTTTAACAAACGCGCCGAGATGTGGGGCAAGATGAAAGGCTGGCTGCGTGAAGGCGGGGCGCTTGATCCGCTGGACAAAGAGATTGCGGACGAGCTTATACTCCCGGAGATAGTGCCGAGCAACAACGGTACTATCAAACTACAGCGTAAGGCTGATATGGCATATAGCCCTAACCGTGCTGACGCACTGGCGCTTACGTTTGCAGTCAGATTAAAGGCCAGTGCTTTTGATAAACTTTCAGTAAGACGCAGGGCGTCGGCAAAGGCGCAGCTGTATGACCCGCTGAAAGACATTTATTAAAAAAGGAAGGATTGATAATCATGGGTGGAATCAAAAATATGTTTAAAAGCCCGAGCTACACTGCACCAGAGGCGGTTAAGGTAGAGCCGGCAGCGCAGAGGGTTGAAGCGCCAACGAGCGATAACGGCATAGCGCAGGCGGCCGAGCAGAAGAAAAAGCGGTATGGCTTTGCAAAGACGGTCGGTAGTGTAACCGGTAACGATACGCTGGGTGCATAACAATGATTGATTTAAGCGATGCAAAGAAACTGCATAACGCGCTGTTTGAGGCTGAGGAATATCGCCGCTGTCGTCAGATGTGGCTTAGGATACAGGACAAACAGCTGCCTTTTCTGGGCGAGCTGGACCAGCGCGACAAATTTGTCAAGAAAGACCGCGGCATTATTGATATGACAGCATGGCGGGCGAATATGATTTTCTCCGGCGGTATGGCAAACGGCAGCGTTCCGCAGACCGTCGAGTGGTTTGACTTTGATGTGGACACAGAGGATCAAATTGCAAAAGAAATCGCCGAGAGCAGGCGCGACACAGTAAATCTTGCTCTGAATCATTCAAACTTCTATTCAGCTGTGCATTATGCTTATCAGGAGCTTCCATTTGGGCAATCGCCTGTGGGGGCTTTTTTTGATCCCACAATGGGGATTGTGTTTGAGAATTACAGCATTGGCAGCTATGCTTATGCGCTGGACCAATTCCGAAACGTGATGAGCTTTGCTGTTAAAAAGAAATTTACTTATAGGCAGCTAGCCCACAAGTTTGGTTTTGAAAAGTGCCCCGAGAACGTAAAGAATGCTTTGAAGGATAAACGGAGTACGGAAAGCACAGTAAATTGCTATTGGCTTATAACGCTCAATCCGGAGCTGAAGCATAATGAATTTGGGGCGGACGGTAAGCGATACCTCTCACTTTACTGGGTGGAGGGAGAAGATGACTACATCAACAAAGGCGGCTTTGATGTTATGCCGATTGCTATCGCCCCATATTGTGTAGTTCCAAACTGCAATTACGGCATAGGTCCGGGCTGGTTTGCAGACAGCGACACGGCCATGATGCACGCACAGCTCCGCAATGCCTTTGGCAATATGGAGCTGTTCAGCCGGCCGCCGGTGCAAGCGCCGAGCGGAGTAGAGGTGGACTACAGGCCGGGAATGGTTACAGAGCTGAATGGTGTGGATATGGGCAAAGTAGAAAGCTTGTTCAATATCGCCCCGGCGTTCCAGGCAATATTTGAGACCGCCCAGGCGACGCAGGACAATATCAACTCAGCTTACAACGTCAACCTGTTTGCGATGCTTGAGCAGGCAAAGTTTGACGGGCAAGGGCGTACTGCATTCGAGCTGGATTTAAGGCATCAGGAGAAGATGCAGCAGTTATCGCCGATTGTTACGCGTATCAATCATGAGTTTTTAGGCAGGCTGATAGAAGTCGTCTACAGTTACTACGAGCGTAATAACGGTTTCGCACCGATACCGCCAGAATACGACGGAATGAATATTGATGTTAAGTATGTATCGCCGCTGGCACAGGTTCAAAAGATGAGCGGACTGCAAACGTACGAATATCTTCTTAACGGATTAATGCAGCTGGCACAGCTCAAGCCTGAAATAGCAGGCATTCTTGACGCTGAAACATTTATTAGGGAGTACGCCAATAAGACCGGCGCGCCAACTAAATTGCTTTACGACAAAAAAGAGTACAGCGAGTTGTTACAACAACAGGCACAAGCGGTGGAAGAAGAAAAGCAGATGGCAGAAATAACAACAGCTGCTCCCGCTGTTAGGGACTACACGGCCGCAGTAGCCAATGTAAACGAGATGGCGACCGATGGAAGTAACCCAGCGGTAGAACAGCTGCTAGCAAGTCTACAGCAGGTGTGAGGTGACTTTAGATGTTTGATAAAGAGGCATATAAAAAGTACAAGGACAGCGAAGCGTGTAGGAAAGATGCAGAGGCCATGAGGTGGCTGCTAGACGACCACCGGGGGCGCTGGATACTCTCAAAGCTTGCAGATGAAAGTTTCCTCAATGAGCCGATGCCTTCGCTGGATACAAACAGTATATTGATGCGCGAGGGCAGGAAAGGAATTGTTCTTGACCTTTATAAGCAAATCCGCAAATTGGGCAGGAACGAAATACTGCTACTCGTAAAAGCAGATGCTGAACGCCGCTTGTGGCGTGAAGATATAAGAGACAGCTTTACACGAAAGGAGAATGAGTAATGGAAGAAACTACTGTAGAAACTACCGAACAGGTGAGAGAACCTGTTACCGAGCCCGTTGCTGAACAGCCTGCTGCACAGCAGGAAGATAAATCCGCAGAGCAAGCCGAGGAGAAACCGAAAGAGCAGGAAGAAGCCGCTCCGGTTATTGACGAAAAGTTTGTTAAAGACAAACTTGATGAACTGCTCGGCGATGTCAACAATGAGGCATTGACTAAAGAGTTCGGGGACCAGCTAAAGGAAATAGGCATTACAGACCCCGATATGGCAGAAAAAGCCTTGAATTACGTTTGCTCTGCCAGAGCCAACAAGATTATCAGTGATTGCACCGAAACAATGCAGCACTTCGGAGCAACAGAAGATAATCTCACGCCGGAATATATCAAGGCTATGGACGAAGCACGAACAGCTATAACTGCTGTTGATGCAAAAGTCCCCGGCATTAAGGAACTGTTTGACCAAGTAGGAATTCAAAGCAACCTGAAAGTTGTGTTGATGCTTCAAAAGATTTTGCCGTTTGTTGGCGAAGAAACCGGCGGTATAAACAGCGGTACGGGTATTGGTGCAACAGAGGCAGTAAAAGGCTATGCAGAGATGGTATTTGGTGTCTATCCCAGCAAAGCCGATCTAAAATAAAAAACAATAAAAGAAAAGGAAGGTACAAAAAATGGCAACTTTGGAAGTAAAAAATCCGACTATCAAAGATATTATCGATGGTCAATCTACTGACGGAAAGACAGTACTTGATCTGGTCAATCTGCTCAGTCAGGAAAATCCCTTCATGGAAGACGCAGTCGTTAGAGAGTGCAATCAGAACGATCAGCACACAGAGGTAGTAATGACTTCTATGCCGACGATCAAAAAGCGCAAATACAACGAAGGTGTTAAAAGCTCCAAGGGTACACGCGCAAAACTTACTGATGCAACTTCTATCTACACTGCGCGCTGTGCTGTAGACAAAGATTTGGCGTCACTTAACGGCGGAACCCGTGAGTTTTTGATGCGTGAGAACGAAGTGTTTTTAGACGCTATGGCGCAAAGCGTTGCTACTGATGTGATTTACGGTGCGCAGGCAGCTGGCAATAATGGGCTGATTGGTTTTGCAGAGCGATACAGTACGCTTACTCGTAAAAATCCTGATGGTAACTTGCCGGAAACCGCGGATTATATTATCGACGCAGGAGGTACGGGCAACGATTTAACTTCTTTGTGGTTTGTAGTATGGGGACTGAAAACCTGCTTTATGATCTATCCGAAAGGAAGTAAGGCGGGACTTGAAGTAGAGCCGACTTATGTTGGCGATGCTTATGACGAAAATGGCGATCCGTATCGCGCCCATATTACCAACTATAATCACAAGGTTGGCCTGTGTGTAAAAGACCTGCGCAGCGTAGTTCGTATCGCTAATATTGATACCGAGGCATTGGCTGCTGACACTGACAAGGCGAAACTGGTCAAGTTTATGGTTGATGGGTTCGTAAAACTCAAAAACAAGAAAAGCGGCAAACTGGTTATTTATTGTAATGACGCGGTATATGCTCATCTGTGGAAAATGGCTATCGACCGCGGCAACGTAGACTTTGCTGTTACTGAGGTCGAAGGGAAGCCTATGGCGACATTCCAGGGCTATCCGATCAAATGTTGTGACGCTATTATTTCTACAGAAGCACAAGTTGTATAAGGAAGAGAGGTAAATAAATATGTATGATGTACAAGCAATGAACGCAAACAATGTGGATTATGCCGCAGGTGCTTTGCCTGATGTAATTGATCTTGGCGCTGATTTTTCTAACGCCATTGATCCTAATATCAACTATGTTGTTACCCTGTCAGCTCCGGCGACAGCGGCTCTGACCTTTACTGTCAACGCTGCTAAAACCGCGGCAATGGCTAGTCCTGTTGCTGTTGCTGTAGTGCGTATTCCGGTAGGTGCCAAATACGGCTTTGCCCCGCTTGGCACCATCCCTGCTCGTTACCTGGGTGTAACTGCCGCTGGTGATTTTGCAGGTAATATTGATGCTGGGCTGGCCTACGGGGTTCAAAGTCCGTTAGGTGTAGGCTTGGCGCAGGGGTGATAATATGTTGATTAAGGTATTTGCTATTTCTACAACTCAGGTCAAAAAATCGGGTCGCCCCTTAACGCTACAGGCTGGGAGTGTTGTTGAACTGGATACTTCTATCGGTGATACCTATTCTAAAAGGGCCTGCCGTGTTGTTGGGCAAAGCGCGACTGTTACTGTTGACGCACCCGAAAAAGAAGAGAATGACAACGATGCTGCCGGTAATGATGTCATTGACATTGCAACTGCTAGCCGGTCCGAACTTTGGGCTTTTGCGGAAGAAAACGGCATCGAACTGCCGCCCGAACTAAAAAAGGGGAATGCATCTACAGAAAAAGTGCGCGCCGGCGTTTTGACCGCACTGCAAGGCTAAGAATTAAGGCGGGGCGCAAAGCTCCGCCCTTTCTTTTAAACAGACAAATATTAAGTTGTTTAGTTAAAAGATAGGAGTGATGAAAATGTATTCTGTTGTTGATTTGGTTAATATGGCACTGAGACAAATAAAAGTACGTGAAATTATTTCGCTTGATGATGAAACAGTCGAGGCGAAGAGCGCAAAACAAATGCTTAAGCTGTCGCTGGGGGACCTGCTTAACCGAGCTGACTGGCGTTTTGCTAAGGTAAAGAGAGTTTTGCCAAAACTGGACATTGAAAGTATTGATGCAGCTTACGCCACAGAGAAGATCATGTCATCTAATGTTTATCTGTATCCGGAAGATGTTGTAAGAATCCGCGAAGTATCAAGCGGCAGATGTAGAGGGGCAGCTGAATATGAGCTGCTTTCTGTCAAGCTGAAAAGCAGAGATAGCTTTGTTTCTGTTCTTGTTTCAAGACTGCCGCATATAGAGCTTACTTATACAAGATACTGCGCCGAGGTAAATTTGTGGCCGGTGACGTTTCAGAGGGCCTTTGTCCATTACTTTGCTTATAATATGGCGATGTATTCTGCGCGGGGAGATGCTCAGGCAACACAACTGCAGCTGTATAACATGGCCGTAAAAGAAGCTATGGCATCTAACACAAACGAGGATAAGCACAGGATGAGGATTGATCCTGATATCTTGAAAGCGAGGGATTATTGATGACATACAGGTACTTAACGCCGAATATGACAGGTGGCCTTGCGTCTAAGGATATCTTGACAAGGGTCGACCTGGACAAGTACCAAACGTTTTTGAAGCGTTGTAAAAACGGAATAATCAAGCCATATGGAAGCGTGTATAAGCGGAATGGCACGTTGTATATAGATGCTTTGACAACAGCGGGAAATGTGCGGCTGATCGCGTTCAAGCAGTCTGATGTAGATTATCTGCTGGAATTTACTGACAGGCACTTGACAGTACGCAGGCTGGGCAATGTTATAAGTGAAGTAGATAGTCCGTTTACATCAGACGATTTGCCGAGATTGAAAGTTACACAGTCTGCAAATACGATGTTTATTTGTTCCGGCAGACTGCCCATTATGGAAATCCGAAATAATAACGGAACCTTTACCATTGACAAATTGAAAATACCTATCCCGCCTTTTGACGAATTACAGGATGGTGTAAATTTCAGCATATCCAATTCGACAGGAGACGCAACACTGACCTCTGACATTGATTTTTTCGATGCATCCACAGAGGCTTGGGGATTAAAAATATTACAGCGCGTAGCGACTAAGATAGAGGACGTCAGTATGAGCAGTAATACTTTGGGCCCAATATTGATACAACAAAATAGCACTTTGGATATATGGGGGTCGTGGACAGGTACGGTGACTGTTCAGATCGGCCGTGACTCCAATTGGACAAATTGGAACACTTATACAGTTAGCGGCACTTATACCTGGGGGAGAATTGGAAATATTACCATCCCCAGTCAAAGGCTTGTTATTACTGTAACAAGCGGTACAGTGCATTTAAGGCTTCAAACAAAATCAGACGGTGTACCGTCTTACCACGATGAGGTTCAGGGCAGCTATTCCGGAAGCAGTACTAAAGAGTTCTTTGTAGGAGACAGTTTAAATGTTCTTACAAAAGGTACTTGGACGGGAACTATTATTTTACAGCGCAGAGCAAAGCTTTCAGAAGACTTTATTGATTACAGGAAATATTATTCTACCAGTGATTATAATGTCAATGAAAGCTTCACGGAAGACGGTGACGGGCATTATTACCGATTGCTTTTAGATATCAGCAGCGGTACGGCGACAGTTCGGCTCACAAACTATGGCTATACGAATGAAGGGATTGCCTATATTAAAGAAGTAGTTGATTCCAAAAACGCCATAGTGGAGATACAGAAAAGCTTTGCGACAGATGCGAGCACAGAAGGGTACTATATTAGTTTGTTCTCTGCGGCAAATGGTTATCCAAAATGTGCAGACTTCTTTCAGGACAGGTTTGTATTAGCGAATATTGACAGCAAGCCTAACGGTATCTGGTTCAGTAAGAATGGTGATTACACAAATTTTGATGAAGTAATAAGGGATGGAACGCTGACAGACGATAGTGCTATAAACACAAGCGTTGTTGCCCGGAATGATTATAATATCAAGAATATTATTGCCGCAAAAGACTTGTGCGTATTCACTGGTGACGATGAAAGGATCGTCAGTGATGGATCGACGGTAACACCAACCAGCATTAATATCCGCAGGCAGTCTTCGTGGGGTAGTACTGACAGGCACGTTCCGTTTGTAGCGGATGACAGGATTCTTTATATCCAGAGCAACAATAAATTCTTGCGGGATTTTGGGTATACGTATGAATCAGAAGGATATACAGGCAATGAGCTGACTTTATTTGTACACGACTTCATTGACGGCGAGATAAAGGATTATGCTTATGCGAAGTATCCGGAGAACCTTATCTATTTCGTGCTCGAAAGCGGCAAGATTATTTGCCTGACCTATTTAGTAAACGAAAAGGTTTTCGCATGGAGTGAGATTGAAACTGCTGGAAAGATAGAGCAAATTGAAACTGTTACCGAAAACGGCGCCGACACGATTTATACAACAGTGGTCAGAGATGGACGTCGTTATCTTGAGAAAATGGCTTTTGACACAGATTCAATCAAGCCAAGCGATTATGTAATGTTGGATTGCAGCAGCATTTTTACCGATACGGAGGGGCAGGGGATAGTTATACCGCGCCTGGCGAATAAGTTGGTTTGGGTTGTCACAAGCGGCGATATGATAAATGTAAAAACACAGACAGCAGACGCAGAAGGCAACATCGTTATTGAGCCGCCTGAAAGCGGGGTATATGGCAAGATTATCGTCGGCCTGCCGTATGAATTTGTTTTGGAGTTGCCGGCAGTTCACAGCACATCCAAGCAGGGCAGCTCTATTGGGTCTAGAAAGTCTGTTACCTCTGTGACGATGGAGCTTAGGGAAAGTTACTATGGCGATGTTTATTCACGTGAAGGCAGCAGGCCTAATCCTATTTTCAGTACGATAAAAGATCGCTTAAGTGCTCTTACATCAACGCTGCAGATTGAGTTGTTCAGTGGCTTGGTATTGGTGCCTCTTGCTTCTGATTCTAACCTTGACGGTGGGATAATCATAAAGCAGGATGAGCCGTATCCGTTTAAACTTTTGTCTATTGCAAGGGATGTGGATATGTCGTGATTTACATTAAAGACTATACCGAAAACCTGATAGAAGACGCGAGATATGTTTTTGCAAACCTCAGGGAAGATGACAAACTAATGTTTTCGGAATATAAGGATATGAAAGAGGCTTTTGCGTTTCATGTTGAAAAAAGCTGTGAAATTAAAATTGCATATAACGGCGAAAAACCAATGTGCCTGTTCGGGATAACAAGTAAATATCCTGTTTTGGGCTGGAAGTATCTGGTGTTTCATTTTGGGACGCTGGAGGTAGACCGGCACAGAAAAAGTTTTGTGAAAACAGGCCGGCAGGTTTTAAACGATTGGGCCGAACGTTACGGAAGTTTATACATGACCGTTCACAGTTACTACAAAAAGTCTTTTGTAATGGCAAAAGCGTTTGGGTTTAAATTTAAATTCAATATTTACGATATCTACATATTTGCAAGAGAAAAATCTTTGGCAGAAGCAGGGGCAGAACGAGAGAAAAACGGACGCTGATGAAAGTTGACGCAAGATGGAATAAAATTCGTTACAGCGAAAATATGGCGATACAGGATGGGAGTGGTGATAATGGCAGCAGTAATGGCAGTAATGCAAGGGGTAATGACATTTGCCCAGGGCAATCAGCAGGCATCGCAGATGAAAGCGCAGGCCCAGCAAGCCGAGTATCAGGCAGCAGCTGAACGGGCCAATGCCCAGATCGCAGAACGTAATAGAGAAGTGGCGGGAGCTAATGCTGCCGAGGAGTTACGAGGTGCGCGCAATAGGAAAGATTTAGTAGCCGGGCAAAATACGGCAGCACTGGGCGGCGCCGGGCTTGAAAGCGACAGCGGGCTTGGCTTGGCCTTAGACAGGGCTAATGTAATGAGCTTTGAACAGCAGACAGAGAAAATCAGGCAGAATTTATTTACAAGTGATCTTGACCTGCGACAGGAAGTTGCTAACCGCAATCAGGCTGCAGCGGCGGCCGATGCTACAGCGAAGAACCTGCGAAGTGCTGCGAAAAATACCAGACGTATGGCACTTCTAGGTGGTGTGCTTACTACTGCCAGTGGGTTGTTGGGTGGCGGCGGTAAGGCGAGTAAGGGAGTTTCAAGCGGTGGGGCGCAATCTTATGGCTTAGGCTCCAATGGTTACGGCTGGGGCAATAGTAACCATATTGGCTTTCAGACTGTTGGGAAGAATTATAAAACTGTACTTGGAAATACTTTTTAATGTGAGGTATAGCAATGGCTAATTTAACGGTAAAAAATAATACATACCAACCGATAGGATTGCGACCGCAGCAGTCAAAAGTAGGGTATAACGGCGCGCAGATTGTTGACCAAAGTGGGATTTATGGGCAGATGGGCAAAGCATCAGGTGCAGTGCTAAAGATAATACAGGACAAAGAAGAATCCGACGAAACAGAGCGGATTTTAAATGCTAATAATGAATTTGCTAAACGTGTTGCCGATATAAAACTTGGCATAGAAACAAATATGCAAGGCAGCAACGCAAAAAACGCAGCTGCTTTATATGAACAGCAGGTAGAGGAAGCCAGAAAAGATGTTTACGCTAACTCAGGGCTAAAGTATAAGGCTGGCGAAAATACGTTTAACCGCAATGCTTTTGCGGCAATTACACGTGGCGCTGTATGGGCCCAGGAATGGGAGAAAGCACAAACTGACAAAGCTAAGGCAACGACATATGATTTGTCTGTGGATGATGAAATAGACAGCATTATTGGCGGTACAGCGACCTTTGAGGAAGGTTTTACAAATTCTATGCGCAACGCAGCTGGTCTGTTTCCTTCAATGCCGAAAGAGCAGCGCGAGGTAATGACGAGGGCAACAGCCGACAAGATGGGGGGCACGCTTGTTTCGCAGGCTATTGATCGTAATGACTATGGGCTGGCAACTGAAATCTTTGATTATTTTAGTCCTAATATGACTTCTGCCGCACGTGCTAAACTGTCTTCTGCTATTTATCAAAATCAGGAATATACCGAAAACGCTGATTTTGTTAATGAAGCAATATCTCTTGGTATAACTACTGAAGAAGGGTTTGAAGATTATCTGAAAAATAAAACTGTGGCTGGAATGAAAGGCAAATATACATTTAATCAGGGCGTTAGTTTTACCGGTGCACAGAAAGTTACCATGGCAGGAACAGAAGACTTAACTACTGCATTAAATTCCTTTGGTGTTGGCGATATTTATATAACAAGTATAAATGATAGCACTGATATTCATGCAGGTGGAACCTCGGGGGCGGAACATACTCATGGGGGTGGTTATAAAATTGATATCGCCTCTGATACTCTTGCCAATATGATGCCACAAGAACGAGCAGCGCTTATTGCAAGGATAAAACAGGCGCTGCCGGGCGTCAGGATAATTAATGAATATGATGACCCGAGCGCAAATTCTACTGGCGGCCATTTTGATGTTGATTTTACGGAATATCGGAGCCGTGGTGATTATAGCGGGATGTCTGCAATGAGAAGTGATAAGCTTAAAAAGATGTTTACGTCTACCATTGCCGCAAACGAAGCGAAAGTAAAAAGAGCCGCTAATGCTGCAGATGCGGCATTTGTTCAACAGACATACGAATGGCAGCAGCAGGGCTTGAGCTACGACAATGCAATCAAACTTGCTACTCAAGCGGCAGGAGGAAACTGGGCGCGGCTTAATGGATTTACTAAAAATATCAATAGAATGTATGGCGTATCAGGAAATGGCAGCGGAGCGTCGGGGGGGAAGGCAGATCAAATGATGATGGACTATCTGGGAGATCAACTTACCGACAAAAAATTCTCTGCGCTGGATGAGTTGCTGGAAGCAGCCTCGCTAGCGGGTGCATCTGGAAAACAAATATACAACTTGTCACAGGAATGGGCTAAGTACGAAAAAGGTGAAGGCAAATACTCTTTTGACTGGAACGGAAGCATTAAACAGCAAATAGTTGGTGATATAAAAGGAACTGATAATGCTAAGTCAATATCATGGGAGAACGTCAAACTTGCACTGCAAAATGACTTTATCCCGAGATATAGGGAAAGGAATGGACGTGATCCGTCTAACTATGAGGTTATAGAAGCTGGTAGAGAAGCTTTAATTAAACAGCCGATTGGCACAGTTAAGAAACGTGGGACATATATTAATTACGAAGAGGAAGTTTCTTATAGTGCAGCAGACCTATCAGGCGCAGGAATAACAAGCATAGTCCAAGTAGACGATAAATATTTTAGGGCAGTAATGAAGAATGGGGAAATCAAAACAGTTAATGCCGATGAGCTACAAAGAATTGTCGGACAATAGGAGGTACTTCTATGGCAATGACACATGAGGAAATTGTTGACCTTGTAGAGAAGGGCAAGCGGGGCTTAAACCCTAACCTTTATTCATACGGTGACAATGGCGAAGTATATAAAAAAAATAACCTTAGCAACTATATGTTTTTGCAAGAGGATCCTGCATATTCAGAAGATTACAAAGCGGTTAAGGCTTTTGTTAATGGGGTTCAGCTTGCCCCCCGTGGAGCAGTTGGCGTACTGCGAATGCTTAGGGATGTAAACATTGCGCAGCACAAGGCGCAAGACCCCAGCTATGTAGAAAACGAAGTCAGCATAGCTACAGGAGAAGCGCTGCAAGCAGCGGAGCAGAGCAGTGTTTTGACTCCTTTTAATGTAAAATCAAAAAGTCAAATTGGACGATTTGGGCTTGACTTAGCGCAAGGTGCAGGACAGCTTGCCAGTCAAATCGGGATAACTGTATTAACTGGTGGCGCAGGCGGCGTTGCTGCTATGGGAGCTTCTGTTGCCGGTAATCAGTACCGCGACTTGCGAGAACAAGGTGTAGACATCGAAACAGCGGCGAAGTACAGTGCTCTTAACGCAGCTATTCAAGCTCCCTTGGAACAGCTGGGCGTTGGTAAAATCTTGAGTAAACTTCCAGCTGGAAGTCCGTTTCGGGCAAGAGCATTAAAGATTTTAGAAGGTGCTTTAACCGAAGGTGCGACAGAATTTATACAACAGTACCCGGATGAAATAACATCGTTTATCGCTCAACATCAGAATAAAAGCAATGAAGAGATATTACGAGGGATTGCTGAAAATTTCGGACAGTATACTAAAGATGCTGCCTATGCAGGGCTTATTGGTGCGTTGTTGGGTGGTGGCGGTTCTAGTATAAATGTTGCTCTTGAAAGAAATGCACACCGCGCTATGACTGATAACATTGCAGAACGTGCAGAGAGAATACGAAAAAGCGGAGCTGATCCTGCTTATGCGGCGTCTGTAATAAATGCTAATCTGCAAGGTGAAACTATTCATGTTGATGGTGAAGTGTTGTACCAGTATGCCCAAAATCAGAATATGGATGATTTTGCAAAAGAACTCGGTGTCACACCTGGTGCTATCATAGAAGCAGCAGAAACAGGGCAGGACATAGATATATTTCGCGGTAACTTCGAGGCGACAGTGGCACAAAAACCAGAGCTTCTTGAGGCGGTTAGAGATAGTATTACTTTTGATGATGGTGGTTATTCCGTGAGCAACGAACGCTTACAAAAAGAAATTGCTAAAGAATATCAAAAAGTCGCAGCGAATGATGAAGAAATTGAGACATGGAAAAAATCAATGACGGATCAGCTGTTAGAAGCCGGTCTGAATAAAAGCGAAACACTCAGTACTGTTGTCCTGTTGGAGAACGCAGCAAGAGCGAATAACCCCGAAAATCCTATGCAGTATATGAGGGATAATCCGCTGGAAATAAAGCGTGTTGTAAGTACTCCTAACGGTCGGTATTTACAGACTAAAAGTGCTAATGAAATATTGCTTGAGGATGAAAATAGCTTTGCGAATAATATTGATAAGTTTCTATCAGGCAAATTGGTAGATAAAACCGTTAGAGTAATGCAGACGCCTCTTGCGTTAGAAGTTGCTGGTGCAAAAATATTGCCTGTGGACATTTCTGTTGAAAATCTTGATAAGGTTTTAAATGGAAAACATAAAAGTGATATGTCTGCCGATATCGTTAAACAGATACCTAGGGCCTTAACTGACCCGCTAATGATATTTGATACCTATGATGGCAAGGATGGCGCAAAAAGAAAAATAGTTGCCCTGGATTTAAAATCTGAAAACGGAGCAACTATAGTAGTCCCTTTTGAGCTTGAAGTAGACAATAAAAGCAATAAGTATGTTATGAACGAAATTATAAGCGCGTATGGCAAAACTGACAATAAGACTGGCGAACCACGCTACGAATGGTTTGCTAAGCAAATTGAAAACGGAAATTTAAGATACATTAATAAAGAAAAAACCGCTAAACTGATTGAAAACGAGAAGCCCGAATGGCTCATGCCGTTTTCAACAGATAGCGGTTTTCTTAGTGCCAATATACCAAATGAAACGGACCTTGTCAAGCGCCGCGAAGAAATGCAGGGATACTATCAATCTGCTTTTCATGGAAGCCCACATAAATTTGAAAAGTTTGATTTAGGGGCCATTGGTACAGGAACCGGCATACAGGCACATGGATGGGGCTTGTATTTTGCTTTCAGCAAAAATACCGCTAAACGGTACAGGGATAGATTGAAAGTCCGCCGTGATACGTATACGGACGAAGGTTCTCTGGTTGAAGTTGATATCCCTGAAAATGATGTATTACTCGATGAAGATAAAGCTATCGAAAAGCAACCGCCTAAAGTACGTGCGATTATCGAAGCTGAATTAGAAAGAATTGGCGGGAGTGCAAATAACGGCAAAAGCTTTTATAGAGAATTAATATTCGAAATGCGAAGGAGAGGGATGGAAAATCCAGCCAGAGCAGCATCTGAACATTTAAATAAATTAGGGATAAAAGGCATTAAATATGTTGGAATGGTAGACGGACAATCATATGTAATTTTTGACGATCAGGCAGTAAAAATAATCAATAGTTATAACCAAAAAGTTAATAATGATAAAAAAGGCTCTATCACCTGGGATGCAGAAGGTAAAGCGATAATCAGCCTGTTTGAAGGTTCTGACCCAAGCACAGTTATTCATGAAGCAATGGGGCATTATCTCGCTGAAAATATCATGCGCTTCAGTGCGTTGCCAACCGCTACGGAACAAATGCGTAAAGATAGGCAAACACTACTTGAATACGCCAATTCTAGTGAGGAAGAGTGGGCTATTCTTGACCGCCCGCCTGAGGAACTTACAAAAGAACAGTTTGCCAGAAAAACCGCTATTCATGAACGCTGGGCTACTGGCGCTGAACAGTATTTTATGTATGGGACAGCTCCAAGCAAGGAACTGCGCAGGGTGTTTGGGAATTTTAAGAAGTGGCTTTTGAGAATATATAAATCCATTAGTGATTTTGTTGCCGCTCACGAATATGCTTCGCCGATTACGCCCGAGGTTCAGGCGGTGTTTGACAGGGCCCTTGCGAGTGAGGAGGCGATCATAGAACGTCAGAAGTTGGATGGGTATTTTGCTAAGCTTCCTGATGATATTGTTGATAATCTTTCGGAAGCGTCAAAAGTACGACTTAGTAAAGCCATAGAAAACGCCTATGACAAGGCCGTAGAATCATTGACGAGGGAAAGCCTTAAGAACTTTACAAAAGAGCGCAGAGCTGAAATAGACGCATACAGGGATGAGATCACTCCGACGATTACCGGAAGCGTTCAGGCAGAGACCCTTTATGTAACCGAAAGACACCTGATTGAAACGTTGGATGTAAAAAGTGCAACCCAAGCCGCACGACGATATCAAGATTTGATTGATAGGGCAAAGAACCCCGAAGGGGTGCTGACCGATAAAGAGCAGGAGCACCTGTTGTTGTTCTCTGCCGTAGCAGAGCAAAACGGGTATGCTAGTGGCGAGGATTTAGCAAAGACCATTCTTACAAGTCCTACAGAAGCACAGGCTGTTAAAAACGAGATTGACAAAGCTGTAAATTACAAGTTCCCGGATATTGTGAGTGAAAGACAGACCGCCGAACTTGCGACAAAGGAAGCTTTTTATAATGATGAAAGCGGGTTGGTTATTGGCATTGAGCAGCAGATTATTGAAGATACGGCGGCCGGACTGTTGGCAAAACAGCGTAGCACAGAAAGTAAACTCAAACTGGCTAGAGCGCGTAGACAACAAGCAAAAAACGCAGCAGTTGAAATGATCAATAACCTGCCGATCAGCGATGCGGTAAGAATTCAAAAGTTTATCACCGCAGAGCGTAACGCAGCGGCCAAGGCTGCTGTTGCTACAAAGGACGGTGATATGGAGACAGCTTTAACGCAAAAGCGATTACAGGCATTAAACCATGAACTGGTTATGGAGAGCATGAGGACCAGGCTTACATTGGAAAAGGCTGGTAGATTTTTGAAAAGGGCAAAAAATGCAAAAAAGGAAACGTGGTTTAATGAGGTGCATCAATCACAGGCCGGCGCATTGTTCGCAAGAATGGGGATAAAGTTGAAAGGTTATGACCCGGCAAATAAAACAATGACGTTGGAACAATACATGAACTCCATGAATGAACTTTTGGGGAATGCTGATATTGCAGAGTGGTTGCTTGATGAAACTGTAGATATCTCGAATCCTTTTGCGTTGACGCGCGAGCAATACTTTGATGTAGTGGATGCTATCAGAAACATTAAAGCCTTGGCAAGGCAGGAAAAAGGCGCGGATTTACTGGAGACAAAAAAAGACTTCAACGAATTCAAAGCCGAAGCACTGACAAAACTTCAAGAGTTGAAAACTGCTGAAAAGATTGTTCCGGGCGAAAAAGCAAAGCTTGATATGATTGACAAAGGCATAGCCCAAGGACTAACCTCGGACAGTTTATATGAAATTTTAGACAAAGGCAAACAGGGGTTCTTTTACAATAATCTTTACCTTCCATTAAAGCATAAGCTTGATCTTGAAAGCACAGATATTGCGTATCTTACAAAGAAGTTTGAGACTGCAGCAAGACGGTGGAAAGAAGCAACCGGAGATGTTTATGCAAAGGTAATTTATCCAGAGTTGGGGGTCGGGGCAGATGGTAAGCCGATAAAGCTTGATCGCAGTAATCTTGTCAAAATGCTTGTTTATTCCGGCACTCGTGAGAGCTTTAGACGATTGTGTGATACTCCGCCATTGGGGCTTGAGAATTCTCCGCTGTGGGTAAGAGAAACGGAAACCATATCCGCAGAAGACGCAAGGCAGGCTACAGCTGAAAATATTATGCAATTTCTCAGCGATAATTTAACGATTCATGACGTAGCGATGGCACAGGAACTTATTAATATTGCAGAGTACAAGTGGTCAGAAAAAGCAGAAAACGAGCGGCAGACAAAAGGATTTTCACCCAAGAAACAAGAAGCTACACCCCGAGAGATTTCGCTTTCAGACGGAAATGCTGTTGTATTTAGAGGTGGTTATTACCCACTTGTAAGAGACACTAGGGCAGGGAGCGTACCGGCAGGCAATATGCCCTTTACCGAAACTAACGAGCCTCGGTTAAAATACGGCATGCATACTAACACTGGCAGTATGAAGGCAAGAACTACAGGGGCAAGATATCCTGTTGACCTAACGCTTGATGCAGGGATAAGAGAAATCAATGCTTCTATTCATGACTTGCATTTTAGAAAAGTTATTCAAGGCGCTAACCGTATATTTAACGATAAAGATGTAGTTGGAATTATGAAGGCTAAGCTTGGAACAGCAAAGCTTAAAGCACTCCGAGAACAGGTTGAGGCCACGGCCCGTCCGGATGGAATGTACAATGTTTCTGCTGCGGAAGCTTTTATGGGCGACATAACAGATAAAATGCGTGGTAAGGTTATTGCTTATATGATAGGCATGAGCCTTAAAATCAACACACAAAACCTTGCAAATGTGGCGCTTTACGGTAACACAGTAGAAGGATATGGACACATAGCAGCGCTGCAGGACTTTATCACAAACGGGATCATACTGGGGACTAAATCGCCACGAGCTGCACGTGAAATGTGGTTGACTGTGCAAGAGCTGTCGCCGATGATGGCAGAAAGATTTCGTGGAACAGATTTTACTACTAGAGAACTTATGGAAAGCGGTAAGTTTGACGGTGTGACAAAAAAGGTTATGGAATGGTCTAATATGTCTATGGCGTTCACAGATGGCTTAACTGCTATACCAGTATGGTATGGAGCTTATACAAGGCAGATGAACAGCGGGAAAACACAGCAGGAAGCAAAAGATTATGCAGACGCTATAATTCGTAAGACGCTGGGGTCTACGAGAGCGGCAGATGTTTCTTCGATGGTTAGGACCAAAGGATCACTCAAAATAATGTTTATGTTTCAGACATTCTTTAATACACAGTTTAACCAGTGGTACTCTGAGTTTAAACGTCAGGAACTAAACCTTTCTAACAAGGAATATTCTAAAATAGCCAAAGAGGTAACTAGCTTTGTTTTTGCTAAATGGGCTACGTTTACGATTCTATCTCTTCTGCTTGCGGGAGAAAATCCGTTCGGCGACGATGATGACGACGGATACAACGATTTTCTGTCGGAACTGTTTTCTTATCCACTAACTCTTGGCGGCCCAGTAGGGCAAGTTATGAACTACGGTGCAAGGACAATGCTGGACATGAACACTTTTCCATATCGCATCTCACCTATTGAATCGTCTCTCAATATGGTGTTTACTTCCTCAACGGCGATAGGAAATGTACTCCGAGGCGAAAAGGAAAAAGAAGAGTTAGTCGAGCCTGCTGTTAACTTGACGCTTCTTGGCAAAGGTATGCCGAGCCAGCTCAGCAAGTGGTTCTTTAATGCCTGGGATATTTTGTACGGTGATATGGAACCGAGGGCCGAAGACTTGTTCCGGCGTAGACCGAAGCGGGAACGCGACGAATAAAAACATACCCCTCTTTTTAGAGGGGTATGTTTTTAAATGTTATTGTAAAAATTGCATCGCAAGTGCTGGCAAATAGAAAACTATGTAGGCTAGTAACAGTCGTTTATGAATTTTTGAATATTCAACGTTTTTATAGACATATACCGCATAGGGAAGAAAGAGAATTAATCCAAGGAGTACGTTGTTTGTAAAGCCAATAACCATAGTACAAAAAATAATTATTGAAATAGAGAGAAACATTTTTAGCATAGCGCACCACCTTCCTTTCTACATTATAACACATGAAATAACCATACACACGGACTAACAATCGGTGCTTTTTATATTAAAACAAAAGGAGTGATCGTATGAGTTTAATAACGACCGCAACATCTGTAAGTTACATCTACCAAGAGGGAGAAGTGTATTCTCTGCCTTATGAGTACCAAAACGAAACAGATGTAAAAGTAAGTTATATTGACAGTGTCGGAAACAAGGTAACTCTTGCTTATAATGTTGATTATACTGTCGGCGGCAGTACTGTAACATTAATAGCAGCGTTACCGGATGGCGTAACAATTACGTTTTCAAGACAAACAGAAATAACCCAGCAAACGGAATTGCCACAACAGACAATTACGAAGGCTATTGAGACGGCTATTGATAAAAACACTATGTGCGTTCAAGAGATAGCTACAGACCAGGGGACACTTAGAGCAGAGTTTAATGCGTTTACGGCTAATATTAATCAAACTATAGTAAGGTTTGAGCAAAGTTTTGATGAATTTAAAATAAGTATTAATCAGGCGATTGTTAATCTTGAGCAGAATTTTGATGAATTCGAGAAAACTGTCAATCAGTCGATTACTAATTTTGAGCAAAATTTTAACGACTTCAAAAAAGAGGTTAATCAAACGGTTGCCGATGCTATTGCCGAGGTTGAAGCGATAAAAGAAACTGCTATTACAGAAATGAATGACATAAAAGATGAAACGCAAAACATAGCAAACAATGTTAATGTATTCATTCCTTTTGTGAATAATGGTACGTTGTCTTGGACAAATGAAGCTGGACTCCCTAATCCTGCTCCAGTGAATATAAAAGGTGAACAAGGGAGTCCCGGTAAAGATGGTGTTGACGGCACAGACGGTACAGCGGCCACAATTACTATCGGAACCGTAACAACAGGAGAGCCGGGCAGTAATGCAAGTGTAACCAATGTCGGAACAGATACAGCGTCCATACTTGATATATCAATCCCCAGAGGTGATAAAGGCGCAGATGGTGCAGGTGCAGGTGATGTAATAGCTGCTGCCGATAACACTTTCACAGCCACAAATACCTTTGACGGAATTTTAAAAACAAAATCTGACATGCAGGCAGTCGGCTCATTACCGACAGTCTTACAACGAGGGGACTCAAATATTCAGACCTATACCCTTAAAAACGGTTTGAACCGAAGTGTAGTATTTAGAGACACTGGCGATATGACTGGATATGCCAAAACGTTTATTATTTCTGTTGCTCGGTCAGGCGGAACTGGCACATTCAGCATTGGTTCTAACAATGGCATTGGAGCTAATACTCCTACAGTTTACATGGTGGATGGTGCCTTGCCTGATATTGCTGATGGAGAGGTACTAAAAATTGCGATGGAAGTTAATGAGCCTGCGAATGCTATCTTTATCTATATCCTCGGAAAGGTGGCATTGTAATGGGCTTGTCAAGCAAATTGATATTAGCGTCAAAGAAAGCAGGAACGCTTATAAACTGGCAGGGAAACGCAAGCCTTGCTTTGACACATGCAGGAATAGACGCATATGTATACAGTTATACCCGTGCTTATCAAGATGAAGGAGAGGGGAGCTTGTCTCCCTTACTGCAAACAGTTAAAAACGATACCCAAATTTATAATTTAACTCTTGCAGTCGATCCTAATAGCATAATGTTATTTGAGGCAGCATTGTACTTTTATAATCTTCCGGAGCCTGCCCCTCCTGCTTCCAAAAGGTTTACTGGGCTGTCAAGGCTTATTGTTCACTCTACGACAGGAGGAAGTCCCTTTGTCATAGATAATATGGACAGTCTTTTTGATCCTAACAGTAATTCTTATAACATTTTCAGTGATGATTTAGCTAATTGGGGCTATACAAATCTAACAGCAGCAGCGACTTTAGATTTTACTTTTGAATTGGAGTGGTACGAATGATGATACATAAGGTTGTTAAGTATAAGTACGAAGGTAATACCTATGACAGCTTTTCGCAACTTAAACAGGCATATCCATACATAAGTTTTCCTGTCGGTGCAGGTGATGATGTTCTGTTGGCTTTAGGTATTGAAAAGGTGGAAACATACCCACCGTTAGAACGCTGCAAGGAACTGCTAATCAATGCCGTTAAAATGCACAGAGATACCGCAGAGGTCGCCCCTGTTGAATACGAGGGCAACACCTATGACTTCGACACAAAAAGCCGTGACAGGCTGGATATTGCGTTAAAATCTTTATCGGTACAGGGTGAAGATGCAACAATCGGCTGGGGTATGGCAGATAATACAACAACGACAATCACGGCTGCTGACATTATGGGCGTGTTTGTAACAAGCGCGGTCAGAAGCAATGCACTGCATGAGCAGTACCGATCGACCAAAGAAAAAATCGAAGCTGCTCAAAGCGTGGAAGAGCTGAACAAAATTGAATTAGGGGGACTGGAATAATGGACATGGTCGCATTCCAATATGCTGTTGTAGGAGCGTTTCAAACATTGTGGAGTAGCTTTTCATTCAAGGCACTACTGGCAGCTGTTATAGCATTAATATTGCATAAACATTCGGTACTGTTTATGGCATTTACACTGCTTGTGTTTTTAGACTGTTTCACAAAATGGCTGGAGCTGTCTCACAAGAATTTACAGTCGGCGGGGACGGAAAACCCAACACTGGTACAGTCGTTCCTCAATATCAGAAAGGCGCGCAGTGCAGGTGCTATATCCAGCGAGGTAATGAAACATCGATTTCTTGGGAAAATGTTCATATATCTCATCTGTGCTTTATCTGCGGCTATTGTTGATGTAGCGATGCAGCATTTGGGGAAGCAAGGCTGGGCGGTAGAAGTTGTTATCTGTTATCTGGTAGCAACAGAACTGCTTAGTATCGTTGAGAATTTAAGCGGAGCAGGAGTGGAACAATTGACCGGCTTAGTAAATTTAGTAAAAAAGAAATTGACATGACAAATGAAGCAGCTATAGAAACATTACAAGCCATGCTTGACGCTATGGATCCCCGCTTTCTCACATGGGATAGAGAACAGCGGAAGGTCGAAGCGTTAAGCATGGCTATTGTATTACTGAAAAAGGAGGATGAATATGTTAAAAGAAATTCAATTTCAACGGAGCAAACAGCGTATTTATGCTATGGACGGAGAGTACAGAACAATTGATAGCTGGGAGTGCCGAGATGCGTTCGTGCCCGGCTACAATGCAGCAGGTGACCCCAGGGGAAGTTTGCCGAATGGTGTCTATACCGGTGTAACTGCTGAGGTAACTGACGGTGCATATGGTCCGGCTTATGGCAACTTTTATATCACTACACGCGACCCGCGCGCTCGTGATATTCACGGTGGGGGCAGTGGACTTCCTGATCCTTATGCAGACTATCAAGGCTGGATACCTACTTACGGCTGTCTGCGTATGCAAAACGCTGACGGTGTAGTATTAAGCCGTATGATTATTGATAGTGGGAATAGCGTTGTGTTGACGGTGGTGGAATAAATTTACTCATTTTCGTTGTTTTTGCAACAAAAATGAATTGACAATTTGCAATGCGAGTAGTAAAATTAACCTGACAGGTAAATGAGGTGACACGTTGCAAATCAAATATAAAAACAAAAAAATTGAAGCAGTTTGCACTGACGCCTCAGAAGCGAAGAAAAAATATGGCGAACAAATGGCAGATATAATTCATTTGCGTATAGATCAAATAAGTGCTTTTGATTCAGTGGAATGCTTGTTGCAGTATAGAATTGGCAGATGCCACACACTGGTAGGCGAACGGAAAAATCAATATGCTATGGATTTAATTCATCCACATCGTCTTGTTTTTAAAAAGGTCGAAATAGAAAAACAATGCGTGTGTATTTTAGAAATCGTGGATTATCATTAATTATTGTACAAAAGGAGGATGTTTATTATGGTAAAAAGTCGTACGATAATCGCAACGCCTCCTGGCGTTACAATAAAAGAACAACTTAGTGATAGGGGAATGAGCCAAAAGGAGTTTTCCGCTAGAATGGAGTTGACTGAAAAACATATTAGCCGTCTTATAAATGGAGAAGTGAGATTAACTACTGATGTTGCAAATCGATTAGAAATGGTGTTAGGTATACCAGCTAACATTTGGAACAATTTAGAGGCGATTTATCAAGAAAAACTGTTTAAAGCAGAACAAGAAAATATGATGGACGAGGATATTGAAATAGCAAGAAAATTACCATACAAGGAAATGGTAAGAAATGGTTGGATAAAAGAAGAAACAAACAAGCCTGAAAAAGTTATAACCCTTAGAAAGTTTTTTGAAGTAGTAAGGCTGGGCTGTATTGAGAGTCAGTTAATTAATAAGATTGCTTGTAGGAAGTTAGCCGAAACAGAGCGTAGTGATTATGCGCTTAT